TTGAAAAATTATCATTTGAATATTTAATATGTTTTCTAGATCTAGATAAAAATTTATTATAATGTTTAACTATTTCTTTAAATACTTTTGATGCGTATTTATAGTCTGGAGTAAACCATTTTGCATCGCCAATTAAAAAATCATTTTGAGCCGTTGGGTGTATTGGTGTTAATCCTCCAGGTAATTCTGTTATATATTCTTTGTTTAAAAAGTCAGCTGGTCCGGAGTAGTGTGGTGCTATAACTGGCTTACCGGTTGTTGTAAATTCTAATAATGGTCTACCAAATCCTTCTGCTTTTGTAAATGACACCATTGATTTTATCTTTGTATCATTATATAATGCATTCATTTCATTGTCAGTTAAATCTCCGTGTAATATATATACATTTGGTAATTTAGTATTTTTTGGAAATAACTTTTTTAGTTGATTAACGTTTTTTGTTATTTCATTCTTATCAACAACTGAATATGTAGCTCCAGATGTTTTTAATATCATTGCTGGTGGATTATTTTTGTTTTTAAATGTATCAAAAAATGTATGTAACATTCCTGTTATGTTTTTTCGATCCTCTCCCAATTGACCTTGCAACCAATGGCCTACAAATAAAAAACAAAATGACTCTTTGATATCTTGTAATTCTAATATTTTTGCAGCATTATTATTTTTATTATAAATTGACTCATTAAAATATTCCGGAACAACTTTTATTGTAGTTGTAATTGTTAATTTATGTTTTTCTGCAGTATTTTCAAAAGATTTTTTAGTGAATTCAGATGGAACTATTATTAGTTGCATTTTATTTATAGATTCTATCCAAGCTTCTGGACATACATCCCCTTCTGTTCCAGCTGTAACTCCTATATTAAACTTACCAACTGGTTGAAATTCATTTGGCACTGTAATTTGTACCCATATGTCTGGTTGTTGTCTTAATGGTAATGGAATTATATTTTTCATCCATTCCATTGGCAATGGATAAGTAAATGGAGTATGTCCCCATGGCATTGATACTAATTTTATATCCCAATCATTGTTTTTATATTTAAATGCATTTGTAATAAATTCTCGTGCATGATGTCCATAACCTGATTGTGTTGCTACTGGACTTGAAATTATACATGTTCTCATACTATACCCATTTCTTTATATGTTACTGATTCTACTTTACTTAATGTATATCTTGGTCGTTTTTCTTTTGGATTATTAAATAAAAAATTCATCATTTCAACCATTTTGTCTGCCATTTGTTTCGATGTTAATCCATCATTTAAGCAAAATTCACGACCATCTAATCCACATTCAACTCTTCTATCTGGTAATGTATCATACCATCGTCGTATTGCGTCTGCTACATCTTCAAAATTTACTCTATCATCAAATATATAAGGTGTCATTGGAGATCCTTGTAATGATCTATTTGATGGAAACACAGGTCTTACCCATGTTCCATGCTTTTTATACTTTCCGTTATGATTAGTAGAAAATACATCATCAAATGTTATCCAATCTCCATTCTCATCTTCAAATCTACACTGATCTTGTAATCCACCAGTTACATTATTAATAATAGGAGTTCCAGCTAATAATGATTCTGTACTACTTAAGCCCCAACCTTCATTAGACGCAATATTTATAGTAACATCTGCTACATTATATATTGCATTTAAATCAGATGCTCCTACTTTTGCTTCTGAAAATAATAGTTTACATTCTGGAGCTATATTTTCCCAAATTGCTCTTAAATCAGTACCATTTTGATCTACTGGTTGTGTATGCATAAGTAATAAAACATTATCTTTTTCATCTTCTGGAAGTTGATCTCTAAAATGTTTAAATGCTAGAATTACATCGCCTGGTAGTTTTCTTCTTATATTTCTATTATTCCAGAATAAAACAAAATCTACATTGTTTTTTACTTTTATTTCGTTATAATATTTTTGATATAATTCATCGGTTTCTGGAATTGGTTTAAATATATTTGAATTTAATCCGTGTGGAACGTATCCAGTAATTACTTCATTCCAATCTAATTCTGGATTTTTTGTTGTATCTTCTACGTCATAGTCATATACACCAAATCCGTTCTGTTCCAACACTTCTCGATGTATATTATCAGATTGTTTAGAAATTCCCATTATTAAGTCACAGCTACCGTAAAATGGTGAATTCCACATAGGATATGGTAAGTCATCCCAAATTGAATAATATACAATTGGAGTACCATACGTTGTTTTTATTTCATGCTCTAGTTGATATAACCACCCCCAATATCTAGGATCTGTAAAATGAAATATTGCATCTGGTTTTTCACTATTTAATAATGAAAATAATATATTTCTATCACCATATCCATTATATGGTATAATTTTTACATCTGCATCATGAATACCAGTTGTATTTTGTACTTCTTTAGAAACATCAAATGCTTTCCCAGCATCAGGATGATTTACTGCAGCTCCAATTTGAATCCAATCATAATGTTCAACTGTATTTAATATAATTTCTTTTGAAATAGTTCCAATACCAGATGGTAATCTAAAATCATCTGCTAATAGTAATATTTTTTTCTTTTTTGGTTTTGTTGGGTCTAGTTTTTTTAATTTTGGTAACTCCATTAATTTCCTTATAACTTTTTTATAAATATTAACCTAATACAACAACTGGTTTTTTTAGTTTCTGTATCTTACTATACGCTGTTTGCAATTGGGGATTCATATCATTTTGATTATTTAATATGATCATATAATCACAATTTTCAGCTAATATTCTCATTCTGTGCAATAATTGAGAAAAGTGGTATTTTTTTCCATAATATGACTCTGGCAACATTGAATATAAATTTCTTCCTGTATATGATGGATTATACTCTTCATATGATATTCCAAATTCTAATGCAAATTTTTTAACCATGTGATTAGCTCCTTCAGAACCACCACCAGACACAATAATTAATTCATGACTAAATTTGTCTTTTAATTCAGAAAGTACTTTTTGTACTTTTCTTTTATTTTGCCATTCCTTATTTCCAATTACTGCAATTCTCATTTATCCTTTTAGTAAATCTTTTGCATCATCACCATCAATCAATGAATCATATTTTTTTATATTAGCAATCATTGAGTTTAATGATTGTCGTTTATCTTCTGCATCTGCATATTGTGCTACAATTAAGTCCATTTCTTGAGTATGTTGAGGATGCTCTCCTATGCCAACTGAATTACTCAAATAAATATCTAATCTAGCAACTGCATCTGCTTTATCTGCTTGATATTTTGCATATAATGCATCTAACATTAATCCGTTCATATTTTCCTTTTTTTTATATTATATTAAAATTTATTCACGAATCCTATTTTCTTTAGGACAATTTTCATAATCTGTCTTAAAAGGACACCATTTACAATGTTTTGCACCTTTACCGGCTATAGCTAAATAATTTTTATCTTTTTGTTTATTACCATTTGCGTCAAAACAATATTCAATAAATGTGTCAATATTTCGTTGTATTTTTTTTCTAGTAACCGATCCAGATGCTGGATTTAATAATTGTATACGCTTTTGTGGGAACATTGATTCTTCTAACAATTTCCGTTTAACTATAAAAAATTCTATATCAATATTATCTATAGGAGTACCAAACTGATCTGAAAAATATTTTTTATATGCAACTAATTGGGCAGCTTTTAGTTTGTCTGCTTTTTGCCATTTATTCCATCCCATTCTACTAGTTTTAATGTCTAGTATCTTTATTTTATTCTGGACTGTATCTCTAACTACTATGTCTATAAAGCCGTACCAGTATACATTTTTATTAACTGCAGAAGCCGGAACACCTAATTCTACTTCTATGCCAACTAATTCCATATTCTTAGTAGAAAAATATTGAGCTCGTCTTTTAGAGAACCATTCTAGAATTTGTACACCATCTTCTAAATGTTCTGCTAATTCTGCAGGAGTTGAAAAATGTTCTCCATTATTTGCCTTGACTCCTTTTTGATATTCTATCTTTAAGCATGTTAATAACATATCACGGAGATCAATTTGATTTGCAGCTTTAACAGAATCAGTATACATTACAGTTAAATATTCTTGTAATGTCTCATGAAATGCTGTTCCAAAGCAAGTTGCTATATTATGAGTGAATGGAGCTAATTTGTCAATATAAGAAAGTTTCCATTGTCTAGGACACTTTTCAAACATAGACCATTGTGAATAAGATATCTTAGCTGGAACCTTTGACACATCATTTAATGATAGTTTATATATTGGATTTATGTAGCCGCTTTTCATGGGTATATAATAAGATCTTCTTTAGATTCTAAAACGAGATCATCTTTTATTTCAGAAATTTTATCATAAAAATTCTCAACAGCTTCATCATGATCTTCTTGGGAGTCAAAATCTTCGTCATCTGGATAGTCTGGAAGATTATCGTCTTCCATTATAAATTCAGATCCGTTTTGATTAGCATATCCTCCAGAAACATGTAAATATGCCTCATCTTCACTTCTAGCTTCCATTTCAAATTCACCACGCTTTGTAAACCAATCTGCTAATTCATGAAACAACTCTTCGGGCGGATACCATGCTGAATCAAATGTCAAATCAATTATATCGTCATCTATTTGCCAATCATGTACAAAACACCATTTTGCTCCTACATTGTCAGTCATCCATTCTCTAGTTAAATTATCTTTTGGATAATCTTTATATAATAATCCATATAAATTGTCAGCCAATAAATCACTTTTTTTCTGCCAATCAGCTTTTTCAACTTCTGGAGTAAATATTTTGTCTACAAAGTTCTTAATAACTTCTTTAGAAGCTTCTATACTCACAACTGTATATACGTTATTTGCCATATTCTTTTTTTATTATATTATAAGAAATTATTTGGATTGATCCAAATGTTCTGTGAGATATATATCTATTAAATCTTTTGATTTTTTTAGATCTTCTTCAAAAGACCCTTTTTTTCTACACCTAACAATTCTTTTGATAATATCAAATTCATATGAGTTTAACTCCCATTCTTCTGAAAATTTATATAAACTAGATTTGCCAATATAATGATATTGAGTATTTACTGATTCTGTGTTATCTGATTCAAATGTCATTTTTTACCTTTCAACATTGTTTTAATTTCTTTTTGATTGTATCCATATTTTGATAACAAAGCACTGCAACTATCTTTAGGCATTAATTCAACATAATCAATGGCTTCTGTTTTACTTACTAGATAGTGGTCTGCAATTTGTGAAACTAAATCAGTATTATACTTATCTTCCTTTTTTCCTTTAATGTACTTAGCAAAGGTTCTCTGGGCAGGTAGTAGGCCGTGATAGAGACGATAAGTATCTCTAGGTGATAATAACCCAATTGTATATTTCTGTAACTGATTAATTACTTCAATTAGTTCCATTCTCATTGATAACCATCTATTAACAATAAAAGGAGCGAATTTCTTTTGATCTATATCTGTATATTTAGACCATTCTTTCTTTTCATGTGTCATTCCGTTCATAAAGTCGAAGATAGTTGCAGGTTTCTTTGTCATAGTTTATATTTGTGTTTATATGTGTCAATAAATGATTCGCCAACTGCTAATTCTAATACTACTGCATTTTCAGGAACACCTGGCATTTTCTTTTCATTAACAACATCAACGTTTTTATTTTTAAATATTTTCATTTTAGTTTTAGCATTTTTTCTATTAGAAGTTTTAAATACTAAAACAACAGGGCCTTTTATATACGGAGTTCCCATTAGTTTGCTTCCGATTGAAATTCAACTGGAACATGGCCGCAATCATCACACCTAAATACTGATACTGGGTATACTGTGTCTTTATCCTTACCAGTTAAGAACCTAGATACTTTATTAATACTCATTACTTGTCTAAAATAGATTCCGCCGCATTCTGTGCATACCATTGGTTTTAAATCTTTTGGACTGATATTTGGTTGTTTCGTGTTCATATGATTCCTTTATAATTCATTCATTAATTTTACAAACATTGCCATAATATTAATTTCTTTATCTACGACACTAGTGTCAGTATATTGTGATTCTGCTATAATTAATATACATGACGCTATGTTACCAATAGCAAATTCATCTAAATTATCATATAAAAATGTATATAACGGTGTAAAGTCTTTAACTTTGCTATCTGCAATAATTTGTCTTATTTGCTTAAACGATTCTTTTTTATCTTTAATATTTTTTAGAATATTCAGTAATTCAGTCATATAATTAGCTTGTACTACACTATTTTTGTCTAATACTAATTTACCTTTAACTACATGACTTTGTGCTGCATTAATTGCTCTACGTATATCAGGATATGAAGAATTAATAATAGCGGCTACGTCTTTTATGTCATAATCTACTTGTTTTTCTTCTAATACTGTAACTAATCGTTGAGCTACATCTTTTTTGCTAGGAGGTGTTATTCCAAATGTCTGGCATCTACTTTGAATTGGATCTATAATTTTTTCAACATAATTACATGTTAATATAAATCTAGTAGTCTTACTATATGTTTCCATTAAATTTCTTAATGCTGCTTGAGCATTAGGAGTAAGATAATCAGCTTCATCTAGTATAACAATTTTCCATCTTTTAAATCCTACTGTAGATGCATATCTTTTTATTTTATCTCTTACTGCGTCTACTGAGTTTTCATCAGATGCATTAATATACATTAAGTCTGCATCTACATTATTTGCAATAATTTTTGCTAATGTAGTCTTACCAGTTCCTGCTCCTCCATAAAATAATAAATGCGGAACATCTCCATTTTCAATGAATATTTTGACTTTATCAATAATATGTTCATTACCAATATATCCGTCTAATGTATTGGGTCTAAATGCTTCTACCCAAAGTGTATTTTCTGTTACTCCAAACATAATTTATTGTTTTCCTGTTGATCCAAACCCTCCAGAACCTCTATTTGTGTCGGCTAATGCTAATACAGGATTCCATTCTATTTGTTCAACTTTATTTAATACTAATTGTCCTATTCGTTCTCCATCTTCTAGATAAACTTGTTCATGTCCATGATTAATTAGAATTACTCCTATTTCTCCTCTATAATCTGCGTCTATAGTTCCTGGAGAATTTAATACAGTTATTCCTTTACTAAATGCTAATCCACTTCTTGGTCTTACTTGAATTTCATAACCAATTGGGATTTCAACATGTAATCCTGTTTTAACTAGTAATTTATCACCTGGATTAATAGTTGCACTATGAGTTGATCTAACATCACACCCGGCACTACCTATAGTTTCATAACTAGGAAGATCGTTATTTGATTTATTTATTACCCTTACTTCCATACTTAATTTTGTAATTGAACTAACCAATAATTTGATTCAAAGTCTGTCCCGGTGAAATCTACTCTAGCTAAGCCGTTAGATGAAATATGCATTTTACCTTTATCGCCTTTATTAGCAGTTAGTACTTCTTTTAATTTATCAGCCGAAAAACAAATTGCATCTAACTCATTTGCTGTACCATCTATTTCAAATGTAACATTATCAGAATTAATAGTTGTATAATTAATAATAAACTTAATTTTACCATTCTGAACTTGTACTGCAAAATTATTTGCGTCTGGTAATGCATTTTTTGCTTTGATAAATTTATTAACAAATAATTCATCTATATCAATTGTAACCTCATATTCAGGTTCTGCATTAATTGCTGGAACTGCTGGTATAACAGAAGTATCAGCTAACATAAAAGTCATTGTTGTACTTCCTTCTTTTATCTTCATTGCATAATTTTTGCCTTGAGCATCATTAACTTCAATATCTATTTTTTCACCTACTGCAGATAACATTTTAGTTAATGCACCAGTATGATTAATACCTAATTCTCCTTGCATAAATGGATCTGTTTTCCATTTAACTTTACCTACTACGGTTTGATCTACATCTATTAATTCACAATTAACAGATTCTCCATTTGCTTTAACAGTTACAGCTTCACAGTTACCTGCTAGATAATATCTGTTTATAAACGATTGTAATTTACTTTTTTCCATTGTTCTACCTTTTATGTTTTAAAAAACTTATTAAATTGACTTGCATCGGTAGTTGATATACTATCACCACCAAATTTCTTATATGTTTTCTTATATGTTGCATATACATTCATTGCATTATCTGGATCTTCAAACATTGCATGTAATGATAATATGACATCATTTAAGTCTTTTGGAATTGCTGTTTCTAGCAACTCAACGTGATTATTTACTAATTGACTAACGTCTTTTGCAATATTTACATATAAATGTGTATTATGTATAACCATTCTAGGCATACCTTCTTGACTGTATCTATCTAGACCAGTAGCTGTTTGTCCACCTAAATAATCATATGTAAAGTCTTTACATGCAGGACATCCTAAACTACATGGTACTTTTCTAGATGTGTCAATATCTACCGTTTTATTAGCTCTACTAGCATGAGATTTTCTTCTATACTCATTATTCTTTGGAAAGTATAACTCAGTAAATGTCTGAGTCTTAAAGTTACCAGAATGAAGATATGTTCCAAAAACAGGATATTGTCCTGGTGAACTAGAATCTGTTGAAAATAATACTCTATTATCAGTTAATTTATTAATTAGCTTTTGTAATGTTGCTAATATAAAAAAGTCTGATATTTTCGATATACCTAATAAGTGTATATACTTTACGTGATTCTTTTCAAATTCTCTTTCTTTAAGCATTAGTGCTATAACATACATGAAGTCTACTAATTTCTTAGGACCTCCAATACACCATCCATTAAATGCAAAATCTTTAAATTTATGATACCATTGTGCATATTCTTCATGATATGTACCTTGAATAACATTTAAGAAATCTGTTTTACCTGTTTGCTTAGATTCAAAATATTTAAAATTATCAAAACTGATATCCATTGATTCGGCAAATCTATTTTCATATTTAGCTCTAGGTGGAATATCTAAATTTGCTGCTACATCAGAATTATGTTCTAACCATTCAAATATACGCTCACGTATTGTTCCGTCCCATTTTAACGCTCCGGTTGCTATTTGGAATCCTCCTGAATCTCCAAATACTAATACCTCATCATCTAATCCTAATTGGTCACGGAAATCCATCTTTTTAAAATGATGTCCTGCAGTAATTAAGAAATATGGATGTCTCCATTCTTCTGGATACTCTTTTGAAAAGAATCTAGTTGTAGTTCCATCTTCAAATTTTGTATTCTTCTTGAATGCAGACACCATACTACCTGCGGATAATGATGGATAATATATAAAATTTTTATCCATTATATTAATCTACTATATTCCATTGATCAGTTTCGCCAATTCTAGCTAACTGTTCAAATATAAATGTTACTATTTCACTACTTTGCTTATCTAAACAATTTTTTTCACTTAATTGTTCTGCTAAAGTTTGAAAAGGTTTCTGTATAGTATTTTGTATTTCTTCAATACCTGTTACGTCAATTTTCATGTTATTTCTCCTGTTTTAATAAGTGTAAGCAATAATCTAATTCATGCCACACATTGATTTCATTATTAATTTTATTTGATACAATATACGCTTCCATTTGTCTACCTAAATCTGAAGTGTCTCCTATATAATCATGAATCTTCAAAGAGTCCATTGTATTCTCTAATACTGTTAATGCATTGTCTACATCAAATGCTTTATATAATCTGTCATCATCTATAAATTCTGGAAATGATCTAAAATTTGGATATACAATATCAGCTCCAAATATAGTTGCTTCTATAACAGTCCATGATACATAATCTTGTAATGCCGTATTAAATTGTATCGAACATGTTGCTAATTCTGTATAATATTCTTTTTTTGTTAAATCATCTAACAATTTAAATCTAGTATTTTCTTTTGCTAACGTATTAAGACTTTCTATAACTCCAGGCAGCATTGATTTGAATTCTTTACCAGATGTTGTTACGTGCCATTCCCAATCTGGATGTTCGTTAAGAAATTCACGAGCTACTTCCATCATAAAATATGGATTCTTTTCTTTGTCTAATCTACTTGAGTATACAACAACTTTTGATCGTTCTTTTAAAGAATCATAATCAGGAAGTTTATCTAATGTAGCTTGTTTATCAATTGGTAATGAAACTACATGTATTGGAGATTCAAATCCAGCATTCCTTAATTGTTCTTTATGTATTGAAGATCCTACAAATATACCAGTCATTCTTTTATCTAATCCTAATTCAAAACCTCTCATCCAAGATTTCATTGGATATGTAAAATCATATTCATCAACTGATTGAGCGTGAAGCATTGCATATATATCTAATTTAATTCCATATAAATCTATTGCATATAATATAGATTCAATTCCAGGATGCCAATAATCTTGAAGAAATATGACATCTCCGTCACTTACTTCATCATTATTTAACATATCCAAAAAGTTACTACATTGACTCATTGCAAACTTACCTCTACCTACTGCATCTAATACAGCTCCAATCTTAATTTGTTGATCAGGATCAAATTCTCCTTCAACATCAATAAACTTAATTTTTTTATTATCTACATATGGTTTAAATGCATTTGGCATCCATTCTTTAGACAGTTGATATGTATATCTAGCCTTTAAAGGTTCTAAACCAAAATAAAATACTTTTTTCATATTTTTCTTCTTTTTCTTAAATAAATTCATCATCTTTCTACTATTGCTCCATTCTCCCAATCTTCCCATACTTCTACTTTATATAAGTAACCAGGATTGTTATTTAATAACCACTCTCCAATGTCTTCACAACTCATTCTACCAAATTCTAATATATTACCACTAAAATTAGTTCGTAATTGTTTTTTTAATCTTCGTTGCATTAAGATAAATTCTTCATCTCTATCTGTATGACTTACTTTTGCATAACAACGAAATCCAAACATATGCCTATGTCTGTCAGATAAAAATCCTACTTCTGGAAAGATTTCCTTAGCTTCTGGCCAACAATGAAACCCTTCTAAGCTAAATGATACTACTACTGAATATTTCATATTTCTTCGTCAAATTTATAGTTATCTGGACTAATCTCCATCATATTACATTTAGTTACTTGATGAACTCTATACCAACCTGCATCGATTGATAATGTATCAGTATCTTTAAGCATTTCTAAATATGGATCTGAAATCCTATATATAATATGACATCTATTAAATAGATCTGGTTTAATTGTATCTAACGTGTCTTTAGTAGCTTCTATAGTAACAGCACTATTAGATTCGTCTAAAATACGTCTAAGAGTTTCTAAATATTTTTCGTCTTTCATAGACTTTTTCATGAATTCAATTGTAAAATAATAATGAGGATATTCATTAAAATTTTCTACTTCTAAACCATAAGTTTTTTTAATATTATGATTTAAATCTCTTACGAAGAAAGTCATAAGATCTGAATACCGACCTTCAACTTCTCTACCTTTCCATTGATGCTTACCGTACATATTTTTTATTTATTATAATTAATTTAATTGAATTATCCAAATGAAAAGAATTTATTCATGTTATTATTTTCAGGAAGTTTGTCCCAATTCATTGAAGCATAAAAGTCATCTAATTTACCACGAATCTCTCTATCAAATATCTTGTTTCTATCAATATATTTTTCAACAAATTCTGTTATTTGATTTGGATCTTCATAGCCTTTAAGGGCAATTGAATCAAAGCCCATTGAATTTGTTTTAAGATATGCCCATTTAATTTTATCTCCGTTTTGAATATTTGCAAAGTTTTTTGCATTCTTGTTTATTCCTAAATGAGTAAGCATATCGTTATAATTTATTGAAGACTTAACATGAATTGGTGTTCCAGACGGATATCCAGATAATGTCTTTCTACCTTTTGTGTATTTTGTAATATTTTTAACACCTGTATTCTTCATTACATCTAATATTGGAGAATCTTGTATTTTATTTTTGAAATCCATTATCAAATTAGTTGTATCATTTTTTGACTTTTCTTTGAGTACATACCATAACGTTTCTTTCATTATAGTTTTAAACTCTGTAGGGAAAGATGATCTAACTACATCTAGACCTTTTATGTCCATTTTATTGGTAGGTTTACCTTCTTTAAATATTACCCATTGGGCATATCTCTTTTTTGCTATCCATAAACCAGACTTTGCAACATATTCTTGTTTAATTTGCCATCGATGATCAGATGTATTATGAAAATGAACTGCATATTGATCATACATTTTATTTACATGAGATTGTATTTCAGATGCTATTTCATTTGTCTTTTCAATCATAAACTTTTCATCAGATTCATCAAATCCTGGATATCTTTTTTCTATAAGAGGTAAGCTAGAAACAAATGTCGAATCTGTATCTGTATAGAATGAAAATTCTGCTTTATTGCCATTGGCATTAATAAAGTAATCTTTTCCTACTTCTTTCTTATAGTAACCATTAATAACCTTTGCGGAAAATTTAATAACACTCTGGCCAGTTGCTGTAATAGCTCCTGCATTATCTAAATCATGAAATCTAAATGTTTTTAAACCTAATACTCCATAAAATGAATTTAACAATACTTTTTGTGTTAATTGCATTGCATCATAAAATTTATACTTATCACTTCCAACTTCATGATTATCTCGTTCATTTTTAAATTTAACACGTTCATCAAACCATTTTTCCAATATCTTTGGAAGAAATCCTTTACTTCTTGTATCATATACTACTCCATTACTTGCAACAGTAAATTTATTGTCAATTAACCATTGTTTAATATCTGGAATAGTCTGCCCATTACATTCTACACTAACAGCTTCTTTACTTAGCAATGATTCTTGTTTCCAATTTGGAATAACACCTATTTTAGTTTCTGGAGATATATTAAGACTCATTATAATTGATGGGTACAGAGAAGTTAAATCTAAATCATATATCCATTTATATAATCCTGGAATTGGAGGCATAACATATGCACCAGCTAATTTATTCTGCTCTTCATCTTCAACAAATCTAAATTGTTTATTTGGAGCTACTAATCCGTTTCTTTTTAAATCTACAATAGCTGCACCATCTAGATATTTAGATGCATAATAAACATCTTCATATGGAACATGACCTTTATGGCATATAGTTCTTGCTAAAGCAATTAATTGTAATTTTTCATCTAACTCAAATACAAGATCAACATCAGTCATATTATATTCTATAAACTTGTTAATATCTGAAACAAATAAATCGTCTAAATCGCCATCATATTCAATTTTACCTTTGCCTAATTCTGTTTTACCTACAGTATCTAATCTATAATTAGGAAGTTCTGTATATGTGAAGTTCTTATATAATTTAATATAATCTAAACTTGATACACCAAATATTTTATATCTTTCACGATGTTTATTCCATTCTACAATACCAGCTGGAGATAATTTATTTGCAGACTTAGGTCCTAACACTTTTTTAATTCTATTAATAAGATATGGAATATCATATCCATCAGTATTCCAACCAGTTATAACAGTAGGTTGTATCTCTGAAAAATAGTTAATAAATTTAATTAATAAGTTAGCTTCATTGTCAAATACCTCAACAGTATAATTATCACCATATATAATATCATCAGATAATCTATTTGCTTTGTCTAATACTAATACTCTTCTATCTTTGCCAACTTTATCATAATATGCTATTGATGTTATTTCGGTTCTAACATCTTCTGGAGTAGAATATCCATCTTCATCTTTTGCTGTTTCAATATCAAAAAAGAAATCAGCATGACCCGTAGAGACTAAATCAGATTCGTAATATAAATCTACTAATGTTCTAACTTCTTCATTTAAGTCAGATTCATATGCATCCGAATTATCTCTATGATTACCTGGAGTCTTTGCTAACTTAGTGCCATTTAGTGATATATATTCTCCACTTGGATTTGGAATATACCCATATGGCTTAAACTTAAAAGTTTTATGACCTAATTCGTCATCCCATACGTGCATTGTACCTGTTTTCTTATGATATGCTATATTTTGATACATTTATTGTTTTTCTGCTTTTTTTATGTTATACATTCCGTATATATTAATTGATATAATGACAAAACTTAATACTAGGTGACTAAAGTTGTCAATAAAGAAATCATATATAATCCATCCTGTATCTCCTATAATCCATGCAATCATTGCATACATAGTAAATTGCTGAGCATTCATTATATAACCTAATAATACTAATGCTGTGCTTATCCATCCTAATGTGTCTATCATAATTATAATATAAGTAATTCTTTTTGTTTTTCCAATACTGGTAAGATAGCTAACTCTTTTGCCTTAGCTTCAACAACAATGTCTAAATTATCAACATCATAAGTATTAGGAGTATTCACAATATAGTCTGCATGAGCAGGCTCTTTGATCTTACAAAAATTCTTGTATTCTTTTTCTATAGTCGGCCATTCGGATATATTTTCTAAGTCTATACTATTACGTTCTAACATTCGTTCTACCAATAGTTTCTGCTCTTGTCGTCTAGATTCGGAATAATGAGTACATTGCGTTACGCCATATTTCTCCCAGGTAGACCTTGCCATAAAGAATGCTTCACGTTCAGATAAATCGCCTGTACAAAAGGTATGATGCCAATAGTCAAATGTAATAGGAATACCAATTTCTTGGTGTATAAGTTCGTATAGATGCCTTACGCTGTACATAGATGCCTTATCATCGTTTTCTAAGACCAATCTAGACTTGCATGCATCAGATAGTCGTTGCCAAGTCTTGATCCATCGCTTGGCAGTAGCTTCACGATCACCATACGCACCAGCAACGTGAATATTGATCTTGTTCTCAAAAGAAGGAGCATACCCCATAAGATCAAACATTTCAGAATGTCGTTCTAAGCCAATAATACTTTTTTCTACAACATCTTGTCTAGGAGAACCTAATACATGAAATGGACCAGGATGAGTAGTTAGTCTATGACCATGTTGCCTAGCAAATTCGCCGGCTGCATGTAAGTGATAAGAAATTTCGTCAAAGTCAGGCAAATCATGTAATTCATAATGATCGTGCCATGGGAATAATTCAGAACCTACACGAAACAACGTAATACCATGCTCTTCATTCCATTTAAGATAAGCTAGTAAATCTTTAGCATTGTCTAATGCCTTGTCACTAATAAGTTGTAAATTATTAGGATACCAAGAAGCTTTTCTAGCTGTACGAGAAGTAGTAATTCTGCCACCTAATTTCTTGGGTCTATTCGTTAATGTTGCGTTAACGCACGCATAACCATATCTAATCATTTTTATTATATAATAAGAATTATTTTTATGATATCCAAGTTTAAGAGTAAGATTGTAATAGTCTTAATATTTCATTTAGAGCAGAATGTCTATGATTATCTTTTAATGTTACAGCGTGCACAAATTTTGAATCTTTAACTTTAGGAACATCATGTATAGCTGAATCGTTTCCAAATTTTAAATCAATTTGTTGTGGGTCACCGGTTAATATCATTGTTGAACCTTTGCCTAATCTACCTAATACCATTCCTAACTGTTGTTTAGTTAAATTTTGAAATTCATCTATAATCACACAAGCATTTTCAAATGTTCTACCTCTAAAATGAGATAATGATACTAACTCAATATTTTCATCATTTTCCATTTTTTCTAAAATAGCCGGTTTGTTATAGACCTTTCTCATATTAGATCGGAT